AGTGCCGAGACGTCGACTTCGCTCACCTTCTTGCTGAACGAGACAGAGGTAAGAAGAAAAGTCTTCCCAGAGAATGCGAACGAGATTCCTTGTGCGGATTCGAATGCCATTGTTACGCCCCTCCTTGGACGCTTTCGTGAAACCTAACCTCGTAGACCTGATCGACCCTGTACAGTGGTTTGGCCTGACCTTCCGGTGGACGTTCCATGTTGTCCGCTTCGGAGACCAGGGCCGCATATACGATTGTCAGCCCGTTGTACCCACCCGTAAAGTTGTCAACTTTTAATCTCAGAGCCTCGGCGATGTCCTTGGCCTCTGTGTATGTCTCGGAGACGATCGACACAGAGAACGTCGCGACTGGCCTGCCCACGCTCCCGATCATGTTCCGATCGCGGCGTGTTCCCGTTCTGCGGTAGACCACCAGCGGAAACGGGGCGTTTTGCGGAGCCAGGATAGGGTGGATTCCGGCAGTTGTGCCCGAATCCAGCCTGGAGCGAAGCCACTTCTCAGGAGATGCCACGGGATAGTTCCTCTGAGAATCTGGTGGTCATGAACTTCACGCCCTCTGGGGCGTAGGCGTCGAAGGTCTCTTCAAGGACCGACTCCAGTTCTTCAGGCTTGACCCATTTTTTCAGAACAGAACGCCCTCTGGTTTTTGGCCTGAGAGCACTGTCGAGACTTGAGTCTCCGGAAGTCTCCACCCCCGGCTCGTAGCCGACCTCGCCAGACTCAGAGTCAGACGAGAAGACCACTGAGTCCCTGAGTTGCCCGCTATATCCCTTGGGCGTAGCAGCCCTGAGCCTCGCCGAGAAACGCTGCGACACGTCTGCGAATACGGTCTCTCGGTCGAGCGACGTAGGAACTCTCCGGAGAGCGTCCATCACGTCATCCAGGCCTTCGATGCTGATGTCGATCACAGCACTTGCTCCCGGCAGACCAGTTTCTGGGACTCGCGGTTGTTCTGCTCGCTGATCTGGACGATGTCGAGCGTCCGGTTTGGAGTCCTCGACTCCCAGATGAGCCGCATGCCAGCCTTCAGGGACGGCATGTACCGGAACTCCACCTCATGGGTGGCGACCGTGTACGGCTCCTGGGCGCTCATGACCTCGTCGACGCGGAGCCCGCGAATGGCTGCCCGACGCTTCGCCAGTGCGGACCATGTGAGAGTTGACTCCCCGTAGTCGTTCGTCTGCTCGACGGCGACCTCGATCCTCACAGACTCTCTCAAGTCACCAGCGCGAAGAGCCATTATCGGTACTGGCCCCAGTCCAATGATCCAAGCATGATGTCGACGGCCATCGGGACTGGATTCATGCCTCCCTGGACGACCGCTTCTCGGTTGGAATACCAATGAGCCAAGATCATCAAGATGCTGTGCTTGGCCGGTGGGGGCACATCCGCTGGGCTCTCGCCGTAGCCTGCGAAATACGTGACGACAACGTCGTTCTCGGCTCCACGGCACGTAGGCCAAGTGCCGTTCCACTGAGGCCTGATGACAGCAGGCGTCGAATCCATGTCTGCCCTGAAGTTCGTAAACGCCACGGGTGCAGACGACTCGCCGGAGGGTACGTAGGTGACCGTGATGTTGCCGACCATCACCGGGGGCCTGGGAAGTTCGATGTCCCAAGACGGGAAGCAATCGAGTTTCATCCGCCACTGAGACTTGATGAGAGTCCTGTCTGTGACAGTCTCTACGTGGTGCCTCGCCGCTGAGATCAAGTTCTGGATGTAGAGATCGTCGTCTGTGAAATCAGCGTCGATCCTGAGATGAGCCTTGGCCTCTGCAATAGTCACCGGCTCTACGAGCGGACCAGAGATACGCTTGAGGGACCTGTACCTGAGATTCCCTCGCTGGACCATCTCGTAGTACATGCTCATGGCTTTCTCCTGCGGCCCTGCATGGCCCTCTCAGCCGCCTCTGGCTGTCGCGACACTGCTGCCTCGACGTCCAGCGAGCGGGCTTCTGAGGGCTCCTCAGCGATTCCATTGAAGAGCCAGTTGCGACCAGTCGGCTCAAACACCTCGACCGTGTCGCCTTTCTTGTGATAGGACCAGTCTTTCAGGAGGCGTACCTTCATCGGCTGGACACTCCTGCGTGCTCAGGTGATCCCCAGGCCTCCGGTGGTCGCCGCCCGCCGCTGTTCCAGTAGTGATTCGGGTACTGGTGGATCGCCTTGAGACTCTGGTTTGGCCAAGTGATCACAAGTTCCGCGTGGCCGATGGCAACCTGCGGGCAGATGGCCAGTGTGTTGCCGCATTCACGCCACTTGCGCCAAAAGAAGATGTCCGGATCGCATCTTGGCGTGACGTCTTTGTCGCTGTCGTTGTCGTTGTTGAGGTCCCGCCAGTCTCCATCGCTCGTTGGGACGCCAAGGAACCACGGCTTCGGCATCCTGCGGAGAGCACTGCACCTGAGCAAGGTGAGCCCGAAGTGGGCACTCTCGACTTCCTGGGCGGGCTGTTCCCACCACTCAGCCGGAAGCGTTACAGTGCCGTCGCCCTTGCCTGTCATGCCCTTGGGCGTGAACATCAACTTCTGGTCGTCTCGCTTAGTCTGGAGAGGCGCGATTGCGTCATATCCAGTGATCATCGCAGCAGAGACTAGGCGGGCAATGCACTCTGGTTCAAAAACGGAATCGTAATCCATTGTGCATATGAAGGTATTACCAGCCTCTTCGCTCGATTGCTGCGTGAGGATATTCGACATGACCTGATCCCAAAATGCGCCGGTCCCTTTTGTCAAAGGGATGCCGTATTGGGAAAAGGCCTGAATCGAACAGTAATAGTTGTCCATAAAGCCTAATCGCGGGACGCTGATGCATCCCGCGATCTTGACTTCATGCTCTACATTGCCAACAAGTACGCGCATGTACCACAAGCCTCTTGGTGATAAGACGACGGCTTGGGCATCCGTGCCCGACTAAAACCCTCCGTGGTCGAAGCCGTCCTTGGCCTCGCCTGAGTTTGTTTTCAGCCGCTCACGAACGTGTTGACAGCAGCGCCAGCAGCGTTGATCGGCATGTCTTCCTGCTTGGCAAGACGAGCGACCGTAGCGATGGTCGCAGGGTTACCCGGCGTCGTGACGACGGTCAGGTAACGCTTCTTGCCACGGCAGTCGATGTTGAACCGACACACAGCACCGACGTTGCCGCTCGTCGCACCGGCATTGCCGGTCGTCGACACGGTAAAACCGCTGACGTCAGCCTGACCACTGCCAGACGTGTCCGACTGCTGAACCTTCAGGACGCTGGCGTAGGCCGACGTCGCAGCAGTGAAGGTGCTGTACACCACGTCCACCGACACGTAGTCGGCACCGTAAGTGTCGATCTCATGGCTGTGGGTCGCATTGGTAGCAACGCTCGCCGTGATCTTCGCGGAAGTCTTCGTACCTTCGATGTAGTTCACGTTCTATGTCTCCAGACAGGGTTTAGGAAGGAAGTTGGAAGTGTGTCCGTACTATCACGACGCAGCGGTCTTGAGAGCAACGATCGGGCCAGCCTTGGTCGTGTCGCCGCAGTCGTTGGTGACGCAGTCGAAGCGAGTGGTGGCGACAATCAAGGTCTGGTCCAGTTCCGCGTAGCGGTCCGTCGAAGTCTTGAGCGTCAGGCCACGGCGGGTGCCGTAGATCGAACTCATCGACAGGTCGCCGAAGAGGAACTTCACAACACCGGGATCGCTGCCGACGGCACTCGAAAGGGTGTGAACGAAGACCACTGGATATCCGAGCAGACGCAACTCCGTCGGGGCGGCGAGGTTGGTCGCCGTGTTTCCGCCAGAGAGGCCCACGTTGTTGACGAGGCCGAGACGCTGCACGCTGGCCGCGAACACAGCCGGATTCACGAACCACTTGGCATTACCACGGGCGTAAACCGGGAGTCGACCAGCGGTGGCAATCAGGTCGTCAACGTCGAGCGTGAGAGCCGAGACGTTGCCGCTGGCAGCCGTCACAACGCTGCCGTTGTGGGTGCCGTCGTTGATCTTGGTTGCGGCACCAACAATACCACCGTGGTCCCCGCTGCCTGTCCCGACGAAGCCCACAGTATCTACGAGTTCCGCGACAGACCTTGCGATCTCGCCTGTGATGTAATCTGCAAGATTTAGTACAGAGTCTTCCAAAATCTCCGAAGACATTCTGTTACTAACTGCGACCTTTTTGCAGACGAGTTGCACCCGATCCCAAGCAGCGTCGGAATCAGTGATGCTACTATTTTCCCCAATAAAGTAAGCCTTGAGCCCGCCGGTTCGTCGGGGGATTACAAGGGTGTCAGACTTCATCTGGATGTTACGGGCATTCGCAGGATATGCTCCGAACTGTTCAACAAGGACGATCACCTCATTGAGAACTTCCTCTGCCGTGAAAATGCCGCCAGCCGAGTTAACACCCTCAGCCAGGGCACGGCTGTCGACGACGCCGTGGTCGGCACACCAACGAGCAGCGTTCTGGTCCTTGAGCAGCGTGGCCTTGTAGAACTGGCCAGCACGGTACGCACGCTCTTCAGCGTTGGGACCCTTGAAGTTCTTGAGACGACCGGCACCTGGGAGATTGGAGTAAATCTGCACCGAACGACCCTCCTTGGACGTGTTTCGAACAACCGCCGACTCACCGGCGGGGGTAGACTTGTCGAGGACGGTCCGGAGTTCCAACTCCTTCGCGGCGACCCCCTCGTAGAACGTGATCTTGTCGCGGAGTTTTTCAGCACGCTCGCAGAGGCAGCGCAACTTCTTCTCCTTCTCTTCGTCTTCGGCGACGGCGCCTTCAGCGTCCTCAACGCCTTCCGGCTTGTAGCCGTTCTCCTCGACGTCATCTTCCTCGTCGTCGTCGGTCTTCGCGGGAGGCATGTGCTCGTTGCGATCGTCGACAGTCTCGTCCTGCATCGCGCCCATCTCGGCGAGGACAGCGGCCAGTTCGTCAAGGAGAGACTTGATCTTTGCCGAGGATTCCATGGTGATGCGTTTCCTTCTTCTCGTAGAGTGAGTTGCCTTGCCGCATGTAAACGACAAGGTTCAAAATACGGGACGAAAGAACATCACCCGAAGAGAGTCAAAGTTGTGTCACACAACTTTTTCTTGCGTGGCCTTTCGCCACGAACGATCGGCGGCAACGACAGAGCGTGCTTGAGCGCCGCATGAACTGCATCGGAGGTATCGAACTTGGTACTCGCCGCACGGCTTGCTGGTGCGAGTCGTCATCCGTCCACGACTGCACGCCCGACACTTATCGCCGCTTTGGGTCATGACTTCTTCTTCTGGAGTTTCTCGGCAGTGACCGCAACGACGGTCCCAACAATGCCTGGGACTAGCGGAATGGCCACAGTGGCAATGACATCGCCTGCTGCGTTTGCAGTGACCTTGAATCCCTTCTTGACAAGGGACGATAGATAAGACGGTGATCGCGACTTGACCAAAACGCTGACGTCCTTTGGTGAGTTTTCGTCAGCGATCTTTTTGACCTGTGACATCTCGGACGACGTCAGAGTGCCAGACTTCCTGGCTGGGGTGACAACGAACTGCTTCTCGCCCATAGCCACGTCGAAGAGTTTCTTGCCAGACTTGTCTTTCACAGTGAGCGAGAGTTTCCCGCCAGATACTTTAGCAACTGAGCCCGTCGATCCGCCGAGCCTTTTTACGAGACTAGCGACTTGCTTCTCGCTGGAGCCGATCTTCTCGATCTGCTTCATGACGCGAGTGGGCTGCATGCTGTTGTCATAGAGCCCCTTCACGGCGCCTGTTGCGGCACCAATGGCTGCGCCCTTGGCGATGAACTGAGGGACTGGGCCGGTCACGCCCAGAGCGACAGCAGCGCCCTTGATAGCCCCGCTGACGGCTCCCTCTGCCGCATCGGCCAACTTCCCAGAGGCACAAGTATTGCCCTTCTGGAAGCCGCCTGAGCCGTTACCGCAGTTACGGGACTGTGAGAACGCGATCAGGCTTGCGATCCGGCATTCGGTGCTGCTGGTCATGCCCTGCGTGCCTTGAGGAACTCGATCGTGTCGCGAGCCACTTGGCGAGGGTCGTGGGACCGCTTGCCCTTCTTTCGCTTGATCTCGTCGCCCATCTTCTTGAACGCTTCAGCCGACTTGCCACCGCTGAACGGATACTTCTCGGTCTTGCTCCCGTCTGGGTGGAGGCCCTGGACGTATCCCTCGTCTGTGCCGACTTGCTTGGGAGTCCACGGGAAGGTGTCGCCCTTGCTCCACGTCTGCACGCCGCCGCCTTCGTCGGCCATGCCTTCGGCCTTACCGCCCTTGCTCATCTGCTCTTCGCGAGCCTTGTCGAGGAAGTCCTGAGCCTTGGCAGTCTTCGTCGGGCTCTTGTTGTCCTTGGTCTTGTCCCACTCCATGTACTTGCTGTCTTTGGGTCCTGCCGCTGTTCCGGACGTCTCGTCGTCAGTCTTCTTGCCAGACGACTTCTCCTTCGTGCTCGCCGCTGCCTTGCCGCCGCCGCCAGCGCTTGAGCATGAGTTGTCGATGCCTTCGCCCTCGCCTTTGGGGCAGAAGGCACGCTTCTCGGAGGCAACGTCTTTGACGACGACGCCGTCGGTTGCCTGCTTGTATCCAGCCTTCAGCAACTCGGCGACTACTCCAGGGCTCGCCTTTCCGACTGCGATCGACTTCGCGCCGAGCGAGGCAGCCGCGATCTCGCACAGCCGAACGCGATCGACTGAGTCTGGGCTTCCGACGAACAGCGAGAGAGACTGCTGATTTAGCCATGGGTTGCCTGGAGACAAGACCATGAAAGAACTCAGGCCAGACACAGTGATCACAAGCGATCCCTTGTCGGTTGCTGCGACACCACCCTTCGCGGTGTCGCTGTCGGCGGCAGTGGCAATGGCTGACTTGATCGCTTCATCATCGACGCCAAGAGATGCGGCAAGTTCTTCTACAGATGACGTCCCTGCGTCGCTCCTGCTTGACTTCTTCTTCGCAAACGGCTTCCAGGCCTTAACGACTCCGGTCTTGTTTGGATTCGGGATCATCATCCCCAGATAGCCGCCGCCAAAGCCACCGATGACGCCGCCGATCGCGGCTCCAGTCAGCCCGCCGACCAAGCCGACAGCCATGCCTACGGCAGCGCCGATTCTCGCGCCCCGGTCTGCGAAACTACCCTTCCTCTTGGCCTCGTATCCTTTCTCTTTCTTTGCCGCCTTTGCGATGTTCTTCTTCGTCTCTGATTCTTTACCGCCAGACGGGTTGCCTTCTTTCCCGCAAGAGTTATCAACGCCGCCGCCTGCGCCTGTCTTGCAGAACGCCCGCGACTCCAGAAACTCGCGAGTCTTGGCCAACTCTTCGGCAGCCTTGGCCTTGGTTGCATTGCGAGACTCACTGCGGCTCGACTTCTCGGCGACGAACTGCTGGTAACTACGCTTCGCGACTGCGACAGTAGCGTCGCCGTAGGCTGGGTACGTGACGGGGCCACAATCTAGGAGAGACTTGATCTTCGTGACCAGCCGCATGGAGCGACCGTTCTCGTAGGTCCACTTCTCGCCGCCGTCTGCGACGACGAAACTGAAACTCGATCCCTTGAGGTCGCCGCGAGCGATGCTCTCGGCAATGTCAGATCGTGACTCAGGGAGCGAGCACTCGTATCGAAGTCCCTTCTCGTCGACGTACATCTTCATGGTCGTTGGAAACCGGCCCAGGAGATGATTCGGGTCGTGGTTGAACAGGCAGCGAGTCTCCAGCGGCCTGCCTTCGCTGTCGGTTCGTGACTCGACGAGGTCAAACGCTGCTGGATCAATCCGCTCAACAAAGTCCCCCATGAGCAGCGAGTCCTTGCCGAATCGGGCCGCATAGCCCACAACGTACGTCTGAGGCTTTCCGGTCGCTGGATCAGCACGCCGCTCGACCTTCAGGAGGTCTGGGTCTTGAGTGTCTGCGTGGCTGAAGTTTCCAAGAAAGCGTCGTTCGACATTGGGCTGCACTGGGGCACTCCTTTGCTCGTCAGGTTTGGTTTCGAAATACCGTTCGACAACTTGCCGCAACTCTTCGGCGACGGGCTGCCGCTCTGGGTCTTCCTCGATCCGCTTCAGGCACTCCTCCTTTGGAGTGTCGATGTGGATGTACTCGACTGGGATGTCTGACAACTGGCCCTTCATGTCGTCGCCGACGTTGGTGGAGATGATCCACGTCTTGTCGACCTTGGGCGACCTGAGTGCCTTCTCGATGATAAGGGTTCTAATGTCCGTACAATAAGAGATCAGGTTGCTGTTTTTCTGGTGCGGAGGCAGTCCAGACAGTGCCGACATGACCTTGTCGAAGTCGAACACGACGTCGTTCTCGCCCTTGTTCTGCATCACATAGGACGTCTTGCCGCTCGCTGGGGGTCCATGCACGACGAAGACCTTCGGCTTGATGCCCTGAGTCGACCCGAATGGACGTAGGGCTCTGCCTTCTTTCTCGTCGGCAGCATTCATCTGCTCGACGACCTTCTTTGCGTAGGAGTAGCCAGACGGGCCGCCCCAGAGTTTGTTGGCTATCAGCCCATTTGATGGGTAGTTTTTATCTCCGCGATTGAATCCTTCTGCCTTCTCGTCTGACTGATGACGGTCGAAGAATGCCTTCATGCGTCTGATGGTCGACGGAGACAACTGCACCCCGTTGGCCAAGTCTCTCGCCCTGGCAATGCCCACGGCAGTGCCGCCTCTGCCGTGCTCTCTGCGGAGTTTCAGTCCGTACTCAGCCTCACGCTTGACTCCCGATGGAGGCTTGAAGTCAATGTGGCTGTACTTTTCAGGAATCGACATCGAAGTTCTGCTCCTCGCCTGAGTAGTCGTCGAGTAGGTCGCTGTCCCAAATCTCTTCCCACACGCCCTCGATCTTGGCTGTGTCTTCTTCCGACAGCCAGCCGTCGAGCGACGGCATGCCTGGGTACTCCGAGCGGCTGTCTGTGCCGAATCGCTTGGAGAACCGATCGAAGAGTTTGTTTTGCGGGCTCGACCTGTCGGTGATATCGAGCGAGACGTCAACGTCGTCGCCGTTGCCTGCCCACCAGCGAGTGCCCTCGCGGGTCGCGTGCAAGTCCAAGAGAGTCTTGGCGTGCGACAGGTCAGGAGGCAACTTCGCTGCTACGTGAGCCGGGATGGGAGCGTCGAACCCCATGCGAGGCCAGATGGTGTATCCCCTGTAGTAGTTGCCCTTTTCGCCTGCTGCGTTCAGATGGACGCGTGTGACGCCAGCCTTGCGTGCTGCCTCGACGCTAGAGACCATCGCACGATAGAACTCGCGTGCAGCGGTCTGACGCTTCGCCGGGTCTTTCCTAACGCTTTCCGCGACGGTGATCATGTTGTGGTAGATGTTCAGTGACGTCTCTCCAGTGATCGATGACTTCTTCGCTCCCACCACAGAGGAGCCACTGAGGCCGTCCTTCACGCCTGCGATGTCTCGCGAATAGTCGACGAACAGCGGGATCACGCCAGAGCCTGCGAACGGCTGATCGTTCTTGAACTCAGGGGCAGGCCTCACGTAGACAGTCTCGCCGCCTGCGTTGGCTCCAGACATATCGAGCAACTGCGATGGTGTCACGCCAACTGAATCGAGAGACTTGGCGACTTGTTTCGGCGCAGAGATGCCGACTGCCGCATACTTGCCCGCACCATCGAACGGAGGATCGCCCTTGCCATTCTCCCAGTCGTGCTTCCCGTTGGAGTCGCTGATGCTCTCGGAGAACTGAGACGACTTCGCAGGAGCAGCAGCGGTTGAGGTACTCCCATCCTTCGCGCAGTCGTTGCCGCTACCGAACTTGCCGCTATCGTCGCGTCCGCAGTCTGCGGAGCGGGACTGGGTGAGTGGTTTTCTTGGAGTGAAAGAGTACGAAAAGCCAGGGAGCCGTGACGCGAGCGTCTCATTTACTTTGTCGATGATTGACGAGATAGTTGCATCTGAGTAACTGCCGTCGGACTCCATCCGATCCACGGTGTCGCTGTAAGCCATCTCCCAACTATCACGCAGATGCTTTGGAGTAAATGTTTTTCCTGTGGTCGGCCTTGAAATCTGATAGAAGCCATCCGGCCCTACAGTTGTTACCGATATTGCGTTGCCCCACCCAAGCATTCCCCAGTCTGAGTCGCTGGGGCCAAACGTCTCCTTTGAGTCTGGGTGCGTGTGAATCTGATGAAAAGGCCTGTCTCCGGTAAGGAGTTGGAGAGGAATCTCGACGTGTGCATCAAACACGTCCGCAGACTCGCCGACAGCCTTTCCCCTGTCTTGGTGGATCACCTCTCCTGTTTGTGCGTCAATGATCGCCTGATGCTCTGCTTTATCCGACGAAGCCAAGTCGTAAAACTTAGAGATGATGGGAGTTGACGATGACGGAGCGTGGCTGTTTGCTGTCGTGGAAGAGGCAGCGGTTGCCTGACCGCCACTCCCGCCGCCTGTGTCTGGTGCCGTCTTCTCGTTTGACCCGCAGTCGTTTCTGATGCCGCCGCCGTCCCCTGTCGGGCAGAAGGCGCGGCTCGACTTTGAATACCTGGGATGGTCAGCGTGCAGGAGATCATTGTCCCCGACGTACTTGGCGTTCTCCGGACGACCCCTGCGGGCAAGAGTCAGGAAAGCGTTGACCCTCGCCATCGCCCACTGGTCTCTCGTCATTCCAGGCCTGTGACTCACAGAGAAGGCGCCTGCCCCTCTCCGGAAGACAGCCTTGAGTGAAGGAACGCGAACGCGTGTCCAGTTGGGCTTGTCTGATTTCTCCATAGCGGAGTTGTGCTCTTCCGCCTTTGACTTGAGTGCAGCAACCGTCGAGTCTTTGAGTTCGATATCGCCAGACTTTCCGGATGCTGAACCCTCTGCGTTTTTGTCTGAGCCAGTGATGCGGTCCTTCTTAGGTGCGGGTGCGTCTCCGCGAACCTCGGCATCGTTGCCCTCGCCCGTGGGGCAGAAGTCGCGGAAGTCTGTCTTGGCATTCCTTGGAGGCTTCGATGGGTCCTTTGCGTTTCCATACTTTGGAACGCGAACGAAGACCGTGTTGCCAACGCTGACCGAGTCGACTCCACCAGTGACTTCCTTGCCGGTCCGCTTATCGTAGTAGTACGTGGCCGTCTTCGGGTTGTATCCGACCGGAGTCCACGAATCGATGTCGGCAGGGACCTCACGACTGGGGTCGAAGTTTCCCTTTACTGTCGAGTGGGTGTTCTTGTTGGTCTTCCCCCTGCCGATCTTCGTGGCAGCAGTCTCGCCGACCTTGAACGACACGTCTCCCTTCAGGCGAATGATCGAGTCATAACCGATCGCCGTTCCGACGCCAGCGCCTCCGACGTGCTCATGAGCCGTCACGACGTACGTGTCGTGGTTCTCGTACGCAGAGATGTCGATGCGGAGGTCGATCGGGTATCCGGCGGGAAGTTCGCGGTGGGCTCCGACTTTATCCTGCTGCGACGACTTCAGGGACGTCGTGATATCACTGTCGCTTGGTACAGATATGAAGTCCGAGTTCTTCGTCTTTCCTACCGACGAGAAGCCCTCATAAGACGCGAGAGACTTGTCGCCTGCTGAGATGTCGCCGGTGCCCTTGTCGCTTGATGAGCAGTCGTTCTTCACGCCGCCGCCGGTTCCTGTTGGGCAGAAGGCGCGAGAGTCTTTCTTTGGATGATTGTTCAGGACGATCCACTCCGACTCCTGAAAGTCATCAGTTCCGTCCCCAAGTCTTCCAAATCGAGAGAGGTCGAGCCCGGTGGCATTTTCCAGTGTGTAAACAGCCCCGCCGTACGTTTTCGCCCACTTCTCTGCGACCGTCTTGCTTGATGTCCAGCCAAGCAGCGTTGAGTCGTTGTCGCTTGGCGGCTTGTCGTCGCCCCTGTAGAGCGTCGGCGCAGGGGTCGAGTTGTGAATGACTTCATTCAAGAGAGCCTTGGCCTGCTCTCGCATCTTCGAACCTGACGCAGAAGATGGCGATGACTTACCACCGACCTCGTCTTTCAAGTGAAGATCGATTTCAGACGTGAACCCTTTCCATCTGGCGACGGCAGACTTCAGAAGACCGTCACCTGATCCGCATGAGTTGTCGAGCCCGCCGCCGCTTCCGGTGGGGCAGAAGGCGCGAGACTCGATCGTGTATTCAATCTCGTCGAAATCATGAGATCGACCGATCACGCGAGCGATGATTCCCTTGGAGTCAATCTCAAGCGGCTTGACCTTCTTAATCTCAGTCAGCGGATACCCATGCTTGCCGTCTTTTCCGATGTAGTGAGGAGAGTCTGTCGACACTCGATGCTTTTCGTAATCATCATCGAACTCCTTTTTTGTTTTGTAGAACTTCGGCTCGCCTACCTTCATCGTTCCGACGAGAGTCGCCTTGCCTTTTCCGGTCCTGACGATGCCGACAGTCTTTCCGACGTACGGACGTAGCGAGTCTGTTGGGCGAGTCTCGATAGTTTTCTCGCCAGACAGAATCTGGCCAGTGAAGTCTTGGTCCTTGTCGTTGATATTGATGCCAATCTGGCAAGTGTTCCCCGACGCGAACTTGCCATCGGACTCTCGCTCGCACGAACGGGCCTCGTCGCCAGTTGGGCAGAAGGCGCGAGACTCTTTCGCCGATCGCTTCGTTGCTTTCTCAGCAAGAGCAATCACCCGATCGGCGAAGTCTTCGTCCGAGATGCCAGCAGTCGCGTACGCATAGAGCATCTGCTCCCTGCCGCCGAGTGCGTAGTCGTCGAACTCAGTCTCCTGGCGACCGTCTTCAAGGCTTCGCTTCTCGCCCCTGACTTTCTTGGCAGCCGGAAGCCTGCTTTCCTTGTCGGCGGCAAGTCTCGCTATGGTGTCAGAGTACAGCGAGAGCGATCCGACGCTGGTGACCGTCTTCGCGCCAGCGGCTGCGTACGCGTCCTGCTCGTCCTGCCAGAGAATGTCCTGCATGTAGGCGACTGGCTGGCCAGCCTTGCGTGCTGCCTCCCTGGCCACCGCGATCATATTTGAGCGACGCGTGCCGCTTCCTGGGTCTCCCATGAGCGACACGTCGTTGTCGACGATGTTCTTGGCAACCTTGTTCAGCCTTCCGGCGACGCCCTTCTTCTCCTTATAGTCCCCAGCGGCATAGTGCCTGAGCCTTGCAGACGCCCAGATGCGAACGACGTCCGGAACGATTCCGGTGCTCTTCATCTGGTTCGCGGCCTTGAGCAGTTCGTTGCCGTCGACGCCGTGTAACTGATCTGCCGATGCGTTACCTACTTCGGCGACGAGTTTGTCGGCGTGCTTCTTGCCGCTTTCGGCGCTGGCTGGCTTGACTAGTTCGCCAGAGATTCTCCCCCAGGTCCTCGTCCACCAGATGTCGGCAGTGAGATGGTCGAGTTCGCCGTTGTTGTTCGCGAAGAAGGTGCCGACCTTTGGCCCGAACGTGCAGAAGAGAGGGACCTCCTCCCCGACAAGATACGATCCAGGCTTCCACGTCAGGTCGTCGTCATTGCCGCCGAAGATGTCTCCGAAGAACTCTTCGAAGTCTCCAGACTTCATGACCGTGTTCGTGAACAGTTCTCTGGTCTTTGCGAGACCAGCATTCACGTCTACCGTTCCGTCAGTGCGACGCCCCAGTCGATCGACGATCGCCTGATATCGGCCAAGTCCGCTGATGATCGAGCCGCCAGTGACTCCAAACTTTGTCGACGTCGTGACTCGACCGTCTCCACGGAAGAACTTCTGGAGCAGCGAGTCTGTTCGCTGCATGTTTCCAAACGGACTGGCATTCGGGCTCGTCAGGGCCTGCAAAGCACGGAACAAGTGCTCCGCATTCTCTGTATCAATGCTGGTCCCGTCTTTGAGTCTTCCGCCTTTAATCTCTGGGGTAATCTCGCTGTAGACTTCGATCTGCCTAGCACGCTCTTCTGGAGAGTAGAACGCTGGCCTGATGCCGCGATCGGTGGCAGTCTGAACTTGATGAACAAGCGACGAAGTGATGTATGACCGCGATGTGCTGTCGAGTTTCTTGCCTGTATTGATTGCAGCACCGCGTTCAGGTGCCTGCTGCTCGACGAGATGCCTTCCGACCTCGACAGTTCCGACGTATTCAGTGCCTTTCGGGAACTCGTAGATCGAGCCGTCGTCGCGGGAGCCTAGGCTTGTGCTGATGATTCTCTTCCCGTCGTCGCTCCTGACGGTCGCCGGAACGGCAACAGCACTCTGAGTGACTGATGCCAGCGACGTGCCGGGTGTCCAGACAATGGACGGCTTCTTGCCAGCATCTGGCTTGCTCGATCCGCCGCCGCCGCCTCCCGCACCGCAGTCGTTGTCTGGCCCAAACCTTCCGCCTTCTTGTCTGTCAGAGTCGTCGCAGGCGCGGCTCTCGATCAGGTCTTCAATCCACTCCTCCATGCTGCGAGACTTGTTCCGCTCGCGGAGTCTCGGGAGCCGGTCCTTCTTCTCTTTGAACTTCTTGTATCCCAGGCTGGACTTGTCGTTGAAGTCTAGCGAGAGCGCGATGTTGCCGCCGTTCTCGTCCCACCAGCGGTCTCCTTCCGTGATGGAGATCAGTTGCTGGATTGTGATGGGCTTCGCACGCAACCCGCGAAGGATCGCAGATGCCGGGACTCGCGTTGCAAACAAGTCTGGCCTGTGCTTCCGCCAGACTTGCTCGACGATGTGCGAAGGAATCTCTCGCTGTGTTCGCTCCGGAATCTCGCCATCGAAACCGAACTGCGGCCAGAGCCTGTAGCCCTTCATGACTCGCGAAGCGTCGCCGACGGCTTCCATGGATGCGGTGGCGAAGCCTAGATCGTCAGCGCGAGCCATGGACTCGACGACTCGCTGCATCATGATGCTCGTCACCCTGGCAACGTCGCGATCAGAAGACCTGTCGAGTTCTTTGGGGACGAGCCCCTCAAAAGCGAGATGCGACTGCGGCCTTCCTTCGTCGTCGAAGAACTGGGTGATCACCGTCTGCGTGTGAACAGAACCGGCGTAGTCCTCTGTCGTGCTCACCGGGATGGCTAGGTTCACGGTCACGAAGTCATCGCCACCGGCAAACACGGCGACGTCTCCGCGTCGAACCACCCCGCCGCCAAGCGTGACGAGATCGTCCATCGTCGGGATGCCGATGTTCTTCATCGCCTCTTGAGTCATCTGCGGATCAGAGATCGAGAAAGAGTCCAGCACGTCGCCGCCGGTGACGGGAGGTGCCTTGTCCAACTGATCGTAGGTCATGCTGATCGGCTTCCGCTCGCTCTTCCAGTCGTCGGACGCCTTGGCTGTACCAACAGACGACGGGGGACAGTCGTTCTTCTGACCGCCGCCTTCTCCGGTGGCGCAGTACGCACGAATCTCGGCCCACGCCTGATCCATGACGTCGGCAGACTCTGCGTCGAAGAACGCTTCGAACATGTCGATCGAGCGTGACGAGAACTTGGCTTGCAGCGACTTGAAGCGATTCCAGCCTGGGCTCTTGGAATCTCCAATGTCGAGAGTCATCACGATCTCTGAGCCGTACTGCTCCCACCACTTCTGACCACCGTCTGTCTCATAGAGAGCCTGAACAGTCAGGGCTCCTTCCTTCATCTCTTGCTTTGCCCGTGGAGACAGAATCTCCTTCGGAATCTTGCTTCCGTATGAGTTGAACAGGCCAGTCGCGAGCGTGTACGTAGGCGTGATCGCCTTTCGCGGTATAACTCCGTCGAAGCCAAGCCTAGGCCAGATTCGATACCCTTTGAACTTCCGATCGCCGCTGCTCCCGGCGGCGAGCATCTCAACCCTGTCGACTCCGATTTTTTCCGCCTGCGTAATGCTGTCGACAGTGCCCTTCATCATCTGGCGAGCAATCGAGAACTGGGCGTTTTTCTGTGCCTCGCTGCTCACTTTGAGCATCGTGTACGCCATGACGAGCGACTGGCTATCCTGCTCCCTTGATAGCGACACGGCGGTAGCGACGGCGTTATCCATTCCGTTAATCGTCATGTCGTTCAATACAGTCACTACGCCAGACGGCACTCGCTCTGGGTTGCTGTCGTCGATGGCGGCAATGTCCATCAGGCTGCCATGCGAGATCGTGATGTGCGAGTCTGGAGTGACAGCGGCGCAGGCTTTCACGGCCTGATCAAGAGTCACGCCAATGCTCTTGAGCGCCTCGGCGGTAAGTTCTCCGTCCATGATCGCCACTGAGCCAGCCTTCGCCAGAGACTTCGCCGGTGGCTTCTTGGCCAGTTCCTTCGGCGGATAGAAGACTGGACCCTGCTGCGACTTCCACGCAGAGGTCGCCCTAGGTGTTGCCCCGCCACCGTCCGATGAAGAGCAGTCGTTCTTAACGCCGCCGCCGTCGCCAGTGGCGCAGAACGCTCGGTACTCTTCCTGCGAGAATCCTTCCTCTAGGAAGATCATGCGGTCTCTCCAGCGGACAAGATGCTCTCGTAGATGCTCACCATCGGCTCGGAGTATTCCTTTCCTGCCCAGGCTCCGGACAGGAACTCAGCCATGAACTCGCGACCGTTGGTGCAGGCGTACCGCGACACCTCAGACGAGATGGCAGACCGCTGCTCGTCAGTGAACGTGACGTCGATGGACGACGCGTACGAACGCTCGCTGGCGTTCTTGTGGAAGAGGTGCGCCAGTTCGTGCATCAGCGGATTCGGCTGGGAGAGCCAGCCCGAATCGCATGACTTCTTGAACGACTCTACAGAGCCTTCGCCGATGGCGTTGGACACGTAGATCGTGCCAGACGCATCATCGTACGCGGCAATGGCGTGGCTTCCGGAGAAGTCGCGGAACTCGACGTTGACGCTCGACTCCGTGTCGAAGGCACGGAGTTCTGCGATCAGTCGTTCTGCGTCTCCTGATCCTCGTACAGTTCCGGCATGTCCTCCGGACCGTCCTTGTACCAGAAGTCCGGAAGCGTCTTGCCGTCGGCCTTCATCATCGCTTCCATCCAGGCCCTCATCGCGCGGAATGTCTTGAGCGCTGAGCCCCCGGTCGGAATGTCGACTCTCGTTATCGGCTTCTCGTCGGCCATGCTTCTTCACCTCTCTGATCAAGGACAGAACTGCGTCCTCAGTGGAAGTATATCCAGACATTTCCAAAGAGCGAACGCTATTTTTTCCATGACGCGAGAGTTCAGCCGCGTGGTCTTCGTCTTGCAAGTCAGGAGAGTCTTGGTCATAGACTTGCGCCACGGTCGCCGCTTTTCTTGTTTTCGCGAAGCCTTTGTCCCAGTCTTCTGGCTTTCGTGAGTCTTGGTTCTCGTACTTGACCCAAGTCTCCTTGAGAGTCCCCAGGTTGAAGACCGCGAGTTGGCCAGCGTTTCTTCCGGCCTCCAACGCCTGCTCGGCTTGGTCAGGCTCAAATCGCGTCGAGACATCCAAGTGGTACACGCCGTCTGCTGTCAACCATCCGCCAATGAACCTATCGGAGCGACCACTGATCACGTCTTTGTTTTTCGAAATCCAGTCCCGAAGCGCGTCGAAGGCGACCTGTGTGCCCATGTCGCTCTTCTTGATCTGGAGATTCCGGTTTGATCCGTTCTTGAACTCCGAGACCATGATCCCCGTTGAGGGCTGGTCGGCTGAATACGGATCAAGCGTGACGCCGTACGGGTTTGCAGCAATCTTTTCCAGAAGTTGCGAGGTGTCGATATCCGAGTCGCTGCGAGTGCTGCTGCCGCCGCCGCTCCCGCCGCCGGTGTCAGGCGATGACTTCTCGCTGCCGCAGTCGTTCTTTATGCCGCCGCCTTTTCCGGTTGCGCAAAACGCGCGAGACTGAAGGAGTTTCTTCTTGTCGTTGACGACGTACTCCTTGCTGCCGTGACCGATCGTGACTGGATACTCCTTGCCAGCACCAAAGAGCCTGTCGCTGATCGCCTGGGGCATTGCGTCCTGGGCAATCGAAAGAATCTCCTCGGCCTTCTTCTCGTCAATCGGATCAACCGAGTCAACGTGAGCGCCGTTGTAGCCGACGTTGATGTGATACAGTTCGTTGCCCGAATGATCTCGGACGAAGATGTTGACCTTCCCGTCCTGCATGTCCACGCTCGATCGCCCCGGCTTGCCGCCGAGTTTGGCGACCATGTCCTTCACTTTTCGCTCAGTTGTTCCCAACTGATACAACTTGCGAGCGACGCGAGTCTGCTTCTTGTTTCCGTCACCTCGACGCAGGCCACGCACCGGAGAGTCAGTCGGGCTATCATCACTGCCACCGGCGCACTTGTTGCCAGACTTGAATCCACCGGAGCCAGTGCCGCAGTCTCGCTTCTCTGGGTCTGGCTTGGGCTCAGACTTGATGCCCTTCGGAGACTCGATCGGAGCAGAGCCTGTCTTGACCTCTGGCAGGCTCGGAGGACCGCCTGGGGCAGGGGGAGGAGCACCGCCGCCCATCGGGTCTGGCTTGGGCTTGCTGGCATCTTCCAGCGTCTGCATGTTCATCGCGACGAAGTGATGGTCAGCCTCAGGCCCAAGAGGCGGAAGGTTCTCTAAGCGTCTCACTTCGTTAATCGAAAGAACGCCTAGGTTTGTCATCGTACTATAGTACCCCGC